GATGATGAAGTAATAGCCACAATTCTTGATCCAGATGATATAGTGAGCTTATGACAGTAGAAAATGACGTAAATGTAGCGCAACCAGAGGTTGACGATATAGAGGTAGAGGTTACTGAAAATGATAGCCAGGTCGAAGATCGATCGGCTTCCGGTGACGACGAATTAGAGAACTACACAAAGAGTGTCTCTAAGCGTATTAATAAATTAAATGCGAGAAATCGCGAAACAGAAGAAAGAGCAGCACAATTAGAAGCTGCTTTACGACAAAGAGAGCAAGAGGTTCATGCTTATTATCAACAAGCAGCCAACGCTCAACAGACTTTACTAGCAAAAGAAGAAGAGACTGTTGAGATAAAAGAAAGGGAAGCTAATGAGCTATACAAAAAAGCTCATGCCTCCGGGGATGCTGAGTTGATGTCAAAAGCAGATACCTTGAAAAGTGAACTTTCCTTACAAAAGGAAAAAGTAAGGATAGCCAAACAAAGACAAGAGCAAGCTGTAACCAATACTCAACAGGTTCAGCCTCAACAACAATACGTTGAGCAAACACCACAAACTCAACAAGCACCACAACCATCGCAAAAAGCCTTGAATTGGTTAGAAAATAATTCTTGGTTTGAGGAAAATGCCGAAGCTAATACTTACGCTGGAATGGTGCATAATACTTTGGCTGGTGAAGGTTATGATACCGAATCAGATGAGTATTACGAAGAGTTGAGCAATAGAATTTATAAAGTTTATCCGGATCTTAGATCCGATAATTCCGGACAAAGAGAGGACAGGCCCGCTGTGCAAAGAGTCGCCTCTGCTTCCGTAGGAAGTCGGCAAAAAACACAAGGCAAGGCGAACGGCGTACGTTTTACGAAATCCGAAGTCGAAACTCTACAAGGATTAAAACCACACGGCATGACAGATGAAGCGTGGTTGAAATCAGTCGCTAAAGAAAAACAAAAACTAGCTACAAGGGAGGCAAAATGACGGAAGAAACAAACGTAGAAGTACATTCCAGAAAATCCCGTGAGTCCGAGTCTCACGATAATAATTCTCGAAGACAACCATGGAGGCCGGTAAGAAAACTAGAGGTTCCTGAACCACCAGAAGGATATGAATATCGTTGGATAAGAGAATCCATGCTGGGCCAGGAAGATAAAGCGAATGTGGCAAGAAGACTCAGAGAAGGTTGGGAGCTCGTAAGAGGGACCGATCTACCAGCTGAGTATGCTTTCCCGATTGCTGACTCTGGTAGACATGCTGGCTATATATATAGCGAAGGACTACTGTTAGCAAAAATACCTGTTGAGACTCGTAATGAACGTAATGCTTATTATGAAGATCAAACCGCCCGTAAGAAGGAAGCACTAGACAATAATATATTTAGTGAATCCAGGAAAGACGGAAGGTATGTCAAGTATGATGCTGATAGAAGATCTAATGTTACTTTTGGGAAAAAGTAACAATCATAAATAATAGGAGTAAATCTTATGGCAAATAAAGATGCCGCTTTTGGATGTAAACCTGTTCGTATGATGGGTGGCGAACCTTATAACGGAGGACAATCTCGTTATAGGATAGCCAGTGGTGCTACTACACCAATATTCCAAGGAGATCTGTGCACACAGCTCACCGCCGGAGTAATCGGTAGACACGCTGCAACTGGAACTGTTCCGATTGTTGGAGTGTTTAACGGATGTAGATACACTGATCCCACATCAGGCGAGCAAGTTTTCTCAAACTATTATCCTGGTAGTATTTCTGCCAGTGATATTCTTGCTTTCGTGATTGACGATGCAAACGTCGTATTTGAAGTACAAGCAGACGCAGCAATGCCTGTTGCTGACTTGTTCGGAAACTTCGACATTGTAGACGGATCACCTGTAGGCAGCACACAGTCCGGAATATCTAATTTAGAGCTAGACGTAACAACAGGAGCTACAACTGCTACTCTACCTCTAAAAGCATTAGATATATCTCTGGATCCTAATAACGATGATGTAGCATCAGCAAACACTAATGTTTTATGTGTGATTCAAAACCACATTATGGGACAGAAGGGTGCTGGACTAGCATAAGGAGTTAATTAAATGGCAATTTCAAGAGCACAATTAGCTAAAGAACTAGAACCAGGATTAAATGCACTTTTCGGGATGTCCTATGATTCTTATGACCAAGAGTATGAAGATATTTTTGTAATTGAGGATTCAAATAGAGCATTTGAAGAAGAGGTATTAGTCACCGGTTTTGGCGGCGCACCTGTCAAAACAGAAGGGCAGAGTGTTGAATTTGATAACGCTAACGAAAGTTTTAGCGCAAGATACACGCACGATACAGTTGCGTTGGCTTTTGCACTAACTGAGGAAGCAGTCGAAGACAATCTCTACGATTCTTTAGGTAAAAGATATGTTAAAGCATTGGCTAAATCTATGGCTAACACCAAAGAAGTCAAAGGCGCTGACGTACTGAATAACGCTTTCTCTTCCAGTTTTACTGGCGGTGATGGTGTTTCTCTAATCAATACTGCTCACCCCCTAGCCGGTGGTGGATCAGCTGCGAATAGAGCTACAACTATGGCAGACCTTAATGAAGCCTCATTAGAGGATGCTTTAATTGATATATCTACATTTACAGACGATAGAGGTCTGACAATATCTGTGCAAGCAGACAAACTTGTGGTTCCACCACAATTAGTGTTTGTTGCTGACAGAATATTACAGTCAAACCAAAGATCTGGAACTGCTGATAATGACATCAACGCAATCAAAAACACAGGTGTTTTACCTGGTGGTTACGTTGTTAATCATTACCTATCAGATCCGGATGCTTTCTTCCTCTTAACATCTGTGAACAGCATGGGCGAAGGTCTAAAAATGTTCCAAAGATCTCCAATGGAGACTTCTATGGAGCCAGACTTTTCAACAGGCAACATTAGATATAAAGCTAGAGAAAGATACTCGTTCGGTTTCTCGGATTGGAGAGGAGTCTACGGATCTCAAGGCGCATAATTTGAAGTAGTAACACACTTTATTACTCAGTGTTACAGAAGGGCCCTTTGGGGCCCTTTTTTTTGGCCTAAATTATTTGTATATTTATAGTTGTAAATAGTTGCATATTTATGCAAATACTGTAATATATCTATGTGAGACACGAAACCAACAACAAAAAAGGAGAAGAAATGACTGATTATGTAATAAGCAGTAACGATATCATTGATGCAGCTTGCACTAATGATGCTAAGGTTTGTGAGAAATGTGGTGGTGACGCTACTGGCGGAAATAACAAAATTCAGTTTTGTTATGACAAAGTTTTATGTGAGCCTTGTGGTGAAGCTTTCTTAGAAGAAGAAAAACAAAGTCTTTTAAAAATGATAAGAGAAGGAGGGTTAGACTAATGGCAATGCCTAGAGAGTTTTATATTCCGGAAAATGCAAAAGAAATCAAAGACGTAAACACTGACGCGGTAGCTTACGTTGAGGATTGGGAGTGCGGGACCAAGTACACTGCGATGGTGTTTGCTGGTAAGAGATCTAAGTATGACAAATACTATGGTTTCAAAACAGCAGAGAGAAGAGACGAGTATGTCAAACAATACTTTGAGGACATAGCGGCCAGCTACGAAAGCAAAAAGAAATATGCTGAAAAGAAAAAAGCCATGGCTGCTGAAAACCAAGACAAGTACGAAGTGGGAGAAATACTTTATAGCTCTTGGGGTTATGACCAAACCAACATCGACTTTTACCAAATAGTAAAGAAAACTAAAAGCATGGTCACTATACAAAAAATTGGTAAAGAATACTTAGATACTAAGTATGCAAGTGAGGAATTAGTGAATCCTGTAAAAAACGATTTCATTGGTAAAGAAATGAAAAAGAAAGTTGGAGCTTATGGGGTTAGCTTAAATACTTATGCTGACGCCAGCCTTTGGGATGGACAGCCTAAATATCAAACTGCTTATGGTTGGGGACATTAAGGAAAATATGAAAAAAATATACTTAGACATGGATGGAGTTTTGGCAGATTTTGTCAAAGGAGTAGAGGGCCCGGATTACATAAACGGGCCCTTGGAGGGTGAAGGCCACTACGACGAGCAAAAGGCCGACTTCATAAACAAAAGACTTTTCAGAAACTTACCGGTTATGCCAGGCATGTTAGATCTAATTGCCCTGGTCAAAAATATCGGTTTACCCTGGGAGATCCTCACGGCTACCGGTGAGATCAACAGACCTTTGGTGGTGGCTGATAAGATGGCCTGGATTCATCAGCATGTAGATCCACACGTTGTAGTCACATGTACAATCAAGGGCAAACACAAAGGAGTTTTCGCTAGACCTGGCGATGTCCTGGTTGACGATAAGAAGTCTAACTGCGACGCCTGGACCGCAGCTGGTGGTATAAGTGTTCACCACACCAGCATGCCTAGCACCCTGGCTCAA